CAGCGGTCTTTAATTCGACCGTGCCAAAGGCTTCAGCGGTGCGCTTATCGTCGGCAAGCATCCGTGCGCCAAGCACTGCCATGCGCTGTTCTTTGTCCTTCAGGGCTTCGCGCAGTGTCTTCAGGCCATCGCCCTTAAATTCAAGATAGCCAGCGTTTGCGGCTGGGTCAGGGAATATCCATGCGCTCATTGAGCCGACAGCAAGGGTTGCGCCTTCTGGTAACTGCACACCCGCAACGTATGGGGTTGGCAATCCAGTGAAGTGCAAGCCATGCTCATAATCGGCGCTGTTGCGATAATGGCCAAGGTTCGTGTCTACCAAATCCAGCAATGGCGGTTTCTGCACTGTGGCAGTCGCGCTGTTAGCGCCAAGGATAACAAACGGGATGTAACGCAATGTGCCGCCATTTTGCATGGGATACATTTCGCTAATCAGTTCGTTATCGTCGGTCATTACGCGAACGCGATAACCTTGCTCCGTCAAGTCAAGGACGCGATATTGTGTTACCTGATTGGTGGTAAATTCGTTTTCCTGCACATCGACAGTTTCTTTAAGCACCACAAGCGTCAGCACCTGTGCGCCGTTGATGTAGCTGACGCGCCAGTTGATGATGCTTTCCGCTGTGTAATACCGCAAGAATGGGCGGATGTTTAACGCTTCGGCAGCGGCAATCGTGATATTGGTCGGCGCATTGGCAGGGTAATCGACCATGATGCCGACGCGACCCACGGCAATCTGTTGCTCAACAACCTGTTCGCTAAATTCGCGCAGATTGTCGCCAGCCAGCGTGATGTCATCAGCGTATGGCTCAATCGCCGTGGGCAGCTTGTAAACTGGGTCTTTGGCAAATATCATGCCCGTAAAGGCATCCAGTGTCCGTGCGCTTGCGTTAAAGAAGCCAGCCCGTTCCTGATAAGTGATATATTCAACATCCGTCTGGCCTGTCAGCCGTGGCAGATAGTTGTTTGTATCGAATGACGGGTTGTAAAGGCTTCCAGTGTATCGCGTATTGCTGACATAGTTCTGGATTAAAGCATCCCGACCAGCGATGACATCACGGCAACGCTTCCACTTAAAGCGGTTAGCGTCATATTCGGTGTTGGTGTTGGAGACAGACATTTACACCCCAGAAATTTGAGCAAAGGATACCGTTCCTCTACCGATAGCATATTTATATGCAATAAAATAGCCGATAGCATCATTCAAATGGTCAAAGCCGCTTGATTTATCTGGCTCACCATTTTTCGCGTATGCTTGGCGCTCCAAACCTTCAATAACATTAGGGCATTTGTCAGGATTGACCAACAACCTTCGCTTGCCCTGATTATAAATCATCTGGTTCACCGCCATCAGCCTATCCTTGACGGCAGGGTTTTTACTATTTGCCAACACCGTGAAACCAGCAGACCGCAAAAGGGTCAAATCTGATAGGCTGGCATTGACGCTTTTGGTCGCGCCGCCCGATGCGTCTGGGTAAACCGTGATTTGATGCCCAGCGTATCGTTCCTGCAATATGCGTATCATCGTCGGCGTATCGCGCACACCCGACAATTCATCCAGTGCCAGCGGGTCATTATTGCGTATCACGCACACGACGGCGCTCATATTGTTGACGTTAAAGTCAACACCGATGTGCAGCGGTTCGCGCTGTTCGATGGTTGCAAAGGTGATGTTCAGCTTGCGGTCAAATTCTGGGTATATGCTGCCAGCCGTCAGGTTGACAAATTCGCCATCAAGATATGCAGCAAGCAAGCTGGCGCTGTAACTGTTCTGCAAGTTCTGGATATAATCAGGTGGAAGGTTGGCGGCATTGTCGGATGTCTTGGCCTTATACAGCGAATATCCTTCGGCCTTGTTCTTCACCCAGCGGTCATAGACGAAGCGGAAGCCTTCAGGCGTCGTGGCAACGCCGACAGTATTGCGGACAGGCTTGCCACCAACAGTAAATGCCTTCTGGCGGTTGCGGGCAATAATCTTGTTCCAGACGGCCCGTGCCTTTTCGATGGGCAGCGTATCAAGTTCATCGACAACGCTGTGAGCAACTTCGTAACCGACGATGCGGTCAGGCTGTTCCATGTTGCGAAAGATGATGCGCCCCAATTCCGTTTCCAGCACAGCCTTTTGCTGGTTCAGCTTGAACGGGATGCCGTTGCGCTCAAACAAAGCAGGAAAGCGTTGAAAGGCAATGTCTTCAATCAGCGGATAGGTCGGAAGGTAATATGCGACATCCTGATACGGGCAATAACGCTTCAAGCGCATTAGCCGTGCGATACCCGCAGCAGTTTTCCCAGAACCAAAGCCACCAACGAAGGCAGGGAACGGCTCTTGGCTATATACAAAGTCGCGCTGGCTTTCAGTAAAGTTCAAAGCCAATCTTCGTCCGTGATGGGCTTAAACTGCAAATCGACCGAAACTTTGGTCGGCTGGTTAAAGCCGTGCATGATGTTTAGTTCTTTCACAGCCCCCGTCATGCCCGATGCCGACTTTTCTATGGTTGCCATTTCATAAGCCCTGATAAGGCTTATCACGGACATTTCGCGTGTCCATAATTGCTGTTCTGCCGTCTGCGCCTTTAGTTCTGACACCCTTGTTGCAATCTTGGGGTTTTTCATCAGCTTTGATGCCTGTGGATAAACGCTTTCATCCTTCATGTTTTCGGCATCATATGCTGTGCGGTATGCTGTGGCTTGGTCTTTGCCATCAGCAATGGCTTGGCAGAATGCTTCCTGCTTTGCGGTCAGTTTGGTTTGTGGGTTGCTCATTGCCCCTAGTTATACAACCCTTATCATTTTGGCAACTGTCGCACAATTAACCAACTATGTCTTTCCATTGCCAGTTCGCCCATTGCCGCATTGCATCGCTCGACCATTCATGCTTGCGCCATTTGGCAAGCAGTGCTGCCTTATCCTTAACCGCGCTGTGCTTATAGCGTATCAGGTCGGTCATATAATCCGTAGCAGTCATCATCGTTTTCATCCTCAAACGGGTCATAACCTTTTAGCATGGCATCAACAGCAACAGATATTGGGCCTGTGATGTTTATCTTGCCAGCTTCCATCTTGCGAAGCGTGGTCGCCCCCGTTGTGGGTGACAGGCGCAATGCGTCAGCCATGTCGTTCAGGCTGTAGCCAAGGAAATTTCTTGCCAACTTTAAGTCCGATGGTTTCATTCTGCTGCTTCCATTTTTGCTATCTTTTGCAAGGCGTGAACAATGGTGCTGTGGTCGCGCTTCATGATGCGACCGATTTCTGGTGTGCTATAACCACGTTCACGGAATAGCTTTATACATTCGTAACGGATTTCGACCAGCACCTTGAACCGCCTTTTGCCAACAACGTCATGCCTATCATATCCATATTCGGATGCGATGTGGTCAATAATGGTAAGGTTTTTTTCGCGGGGTGTCATTGTGTTTCCTTTGTGGCGAAGCTGGGCCTCTGGTGGTTGGGGGCCGAAGCCCCCGTTGGGTTAGATGCTTACTACTTCGACTGTGAAGGCCTTGGCTTGTTCGTCACGAACCAGTTGGTCAGCGGCATACCAATCTTTCCAGTTACGAAATCCATGCTCACGGGCAATTTTGTTAAATACGATGATAGCAGCCATATGATTGTTTGGCTTGTCAACGTGCTGACCGTGGGCAAAATATGTGCGGATGTTGCCAGTTCCTGTTTTAAGAGCCTTGGCAGTGTCCATCGAATGTCCCGACATCATAACCTTGCCGTCAGCTTTGCGAATGATGGCCCAAGCAGCAGTAACTTCGCGCTTACCCTTGTAAGTGTCGGTATGGCCGTTTGAAAAAGTAGCTGTGATAGTCATGGTCGTTTTCCTTAATGGCGGGGCAGAACCCCTGTGGTTGATGCCCCCTTATAAAAGGGGCATTATATTACGTCAACACCTTTTTTCATTAAAGTGCATTTTTATTTGTTCCAGCAATCAACCATGAAGTTGGCCCAAGCCATCGTGAAGGCATCGTCGGCATCGACAAAAAAGGTAACTGAACGATTGTTGGCCTTAACCTTGACGGCGTTGGGTGTGCTGTCTTCTGGAAAATCCTTGAACGTGTCAGGATTGCGAACATCGTCAAAGCAATCGTGCATGGCCCAAAACTTGTCTTCGGTGCAGTAAACTTCAAAAGCAGCAAAATTCGTCATGGTCGTTTCCTTGTTTGGCGGGGCAGCGCCCCTTGTTGATGCCCCCTTATACAAGGGTTGGGTTATCCTGTCAACACCTTTTTTCATAAAATAAAACTTTTTTTATATATGAAAAAGCCTCTTGACATTGTATCCCGACCTTGCTATAAGGGCTTTGTCAGCAGCACAAAGCTGTTGATGGGGCCTCGCCCCGCTCTTTGACAATTTGGAGATTGAAATGACTTTGAAAGACCTACGCGCACGGGCTGCGTCCATTGGCATCCGTATTGAAGCTGAACGCTTTGACGTTCCAGTGGGGGGCAATTTCTGGGGCTATTGGCTCATTGATGAAAAGACCAACGATGGCGTCTGGGACGATGAAAATTATTGTTCTGACCATCAGGAATTGAGCCAAGCGTTACGCAAGCTTGAATTTGAACGTGGCGTTAGATGCAAGGCAATGATGCCGTTCTAGCAAAGATGGCCCCGCCTTAACTGGTGGGGCCATTCCTGTTTCAGTTATCCTCTTTGACGAAAATGCCGTCCACCATGCGGCCCTTGCGGTCTTTGATTTCATGCCATGCGTGAACGACGCATTCCTCAATTTCCAAATCCTTTTGCGCTGCCAAGATGGTCAGCACGACGAAGGCGTCACCGATGCTGTCCATAAACTGTTCGTCCTTGCCCTTGGCGATGGCTTCAGCCAGTTCCCCGATTTCCTCTATCAGCTTTACGAATTGCGCTTGAACCGTGCTGCCTTCAATCAGGTTGCGGTCTTTGGCCCATTCACGGATTAGGTTGGCATAAATCATTAGTTCATTCCTTCTTTGGCGTTCAGTGATTGCATCAATTCCTCTTTCAGCGCCGCAAATTCTTCTGGCGTGATGTATTCTGGTTCTTGCTTGGCGATGCGTGGAGCGTGGAAATTATTGACCCGCGCTTGTGCATAGCGGATTTCATCTTCAGCCCAGCGCACGGCTTCCTGTTCAAAATTGCAGATGAACGGCACAATCTTGGCAGGGTGGTCGCAGCTTCGACGGGCTTGCTCACAAGCGCGTCGCAGTATCGACAGTGGGATGTGGTTCACCGTCATGACGGCGGCTTTATACCAAGCTGTCCGTTCGCTCTCCTGCATACCCGATGGAGCGCACAGCATCAGGCATGGCGTCAATAGTATGATGATTTCCTGCGGCGTGGCCTGTCGGTATTTCTCCTGCGCTGCTTTCAAAGCTTCCAGTGCCGCCCGATATTTCGTGCAGTGCTTGTCTGGCTGCTCTCTCTGATGTTCCTGCGCTGTCAAATTGCTGTCCATTTCTTTGCTCCTTTACCCATTCAGCCTTGAAGGTAAGCCAGCCGCGACTTGTTGCCTCGCTGATAGCATCCTGCAAATTCCATCCAGCAATGCTGGCTTGGTTCATTAAAGACCGCAATGCGGTTTCCGTCATAGGTGATTTCTTGGCTTTGCGAACAGCCATAAAATCATCCCACACCTGTTGCGATACACCGTCAGGCTTCAACACTTTCCCCTTCAGGGGTATATTTGTTTCTTGGTTGTTGGTTATTGGTTGTTGGTTATTGGTTGGTTGAGCGTCCGTTGAACGTCCGTTGTTCCGACGTTGAGCGGAAGCCCTACCAGCGTTAGATGCTTTCAGTGATTTATCGCGGAAATGCGCTATTTCTGCATCGCACCTTGTATGCCCCCATCCACCCTGATTGTCGGCAATGAAAAAGTCTTGCAGCACCTGTTCGACTTCTGCGATGTGGTCACGCATACCTATTTGTCGTGCAACTTCTGCTGCCGTTCCAACAAGCGCACCGTCTTTCAGGTAATAGACATCAAGCAAACGACGATAAGCCAAATCCTCTAACAAGGACAGGTGGCGCGTATGGCTGGCGTAATCGCCAATGTTGAATTGGAAATAGTGCATGGCTATGTGCCTTGCAAAATGGTTTTATGGCGTATATAATTTGCCATTGCGGTGCTACTTCCCCTTAAATTTAGCATTGCGGCCAGCGAAATTTTGATGCTCCTTAATTTCGCTGGCCCCCCTCTTATCTCAACATCAGCCATTCATAAAGCTACTTTGTTTGCCGAAATTCGATTGTCGGAAACAGGGCTTTGAATATCGCCTTGCGTAATGTGAAGTCAGCCGTGACCATGCCCTTCACATCCTCGACGCAATCCTGACCGCCTTCCGTGTAGGAAAAGTCTGGTCGGTAACCACAGCGCCGTCCGTTATCATGCTTCACCTGACTGCCATTGATGATGAACCAAAACTGCGGCTGGATGACCAAATCGGCAATCACACCCGCAGCCCACAAAATATGCAGTTCATCACAACGCGCAGCTTCACGCTTGCTGTCATGCTTGTGGCATTGAGCGCAAAATGATTTTTCTGCGCCATATTTAGAGCCGCGACTAAATTTAGCCATTGGTCTTGGCTGCAATCAATCCATCCAGCGCCTGTTCGACAGCAAGATATGCTTCCAACATTGGCGTTGAGCGTTTGCGCTTCCAGTTGCTTAATGTGACCCGACTTAGGCCAGCGGCTTTAGCAAGCTTACCAGCAGTGATATTGTGTTCAGCAGCGCGTCCGTAAATACGCATAACAGCTTGATGGCTTAACGTCATGTAGGTTCCTTTTGTTAGGTGTTGTGAGCCTATAAAAAAATGCTTTACATATGTAAATACGTCTTTTAGAAAAAACACAAGGAGCAAACAATCATGGACATTAAAACCTGCACAATTTGCAGCTTTGAATTGACATCAACCTTCTGTTGCCCAGCTTGCGATGCGGCTGACGCGATTGTTGAGGCTGGTGGTTGTCACCCAAATTTTAAAGAAGCGTTGGCTGAAAAAATCGGCAATCTCCTTACCGCTGAAGATTGGCACACAACCATCGACCTTCGCAAAATTTATCCACGATTTTATTAAGGAGCAAAATGAAATGAGTGATTTATTGAGCATTCACCAAGTGGCAATCGACAAGGCTATCAAAATCCTTGATGGGGCTGGTGCGGCATACGCCATCCAATACAACGGCAATACATACGGCACGTTGGAAGTTAAGCCAGCAAAGAGCGGCAAGCGTCAACGCCGTTATGCTATTGGTGAAACCCGCGCATATTACTGGCCTATCATTGGTCACTTAAAGGCTGGCGACAGCGCCGCAGTCCCATTTGGTGACTATGACCCAAAAACTTTATCGTCAAACATCAGTGCATATTGCGTCCATGTTTGGGGTGCTGGCAATGCTATGACAGCAAAAAATGATGAAAAGCAGACCATCGAAGTTCTGCGCTTAGGTTAAGGAGCAAAAAATGAGTGAAGACAAAATCTGTGCTGCATACGTTGCCGCATTTGCCGAATTGGAAGCTGCGACCAAGACAGCCAGCAACCCGCATTTTAAATCCAAATACGCTGACCTTCCGACTGTAATTGATGCTATCAAGCCGCACCTTGCGAAACACGGTCTTGCATTTATGCAGATGCCAAAGCCAAGCGAAGGCGGCATATCAATTGAAACCATCCTGATACACAGCAGCGGCGACAAGCTTTCGATGGGCGTATTGTTCGTGCCAGCCAATAAGCATGACGCACATGGTTACGGGTCGGCCTTAACTTATGCACGGCGATATGCGCTGCAAACTTGCTTTGGTTTGCCAACAGAAGACGATGACGGCAACGCAGCGGTTAAATCCCAGCAGCCAGCGCCAGCAAAGCCAATCACGCAGGAGCAATTCGCAGTGCTGCAAGATTTAATTGACCGCACAGGCACTGACGTAGCTGTCATGGCAGCGCACTATAAAGTGCAAGCCATCGCAATGCTTCCATCGAATTTGTTTGAAGCAGCAAAGACGGCATTAGAACGGAAACTGCCAAATGAGGGTTGATGTCGAACAGCGCAGCGAAGATTGGTATGCTGCACGATGCGGTTCGCTGGGGGCGTCACAGGTTGCTGACGCCCTATCGCGCACCAAAAGCGGTTACAGCACCACCAGAACCAATTTGCGCGTTAAGCTGGCACTGGAGCGGCTGACAGGCAAGCAAGCGGCTGGCTTTGTTAGTGCGGCAATGCAGCATGGCATTGACACCGAAGCTGAAGCCAAAATAGCCTATTCGTTCGACCAAAACGTAACCGTTACGGAAACGGGCTTGGTCAGGCATTCAAGCATCCCGTGGACGCACTGTTCACCCGATGGTCTTGTTGGCGACGAAGGGCTTGTCGAAATCAAGTGCCGCCAACCAGCAGGGCATCTTGAAACGCTAACGACTGGCGAAATACCATCGCAGTATGTGACGCAAATCAACTGGCAGCTTGCTTGTATGCCAGAGCGGAAGTGGGTCGATTACGTTTGTTACAACCCAGACTTTCCCGAAGACCTCAAACTTTTCATCAAAAGGCATCATCGCAATGACGAACAAATCATGGAATTGGAAAAATCTGTTTGCGAATTTCTCGCAGAAGTCGAAGCCGACCTTGCAGCCATCAACAGCATTAGAGGAAGGTCTACGGTTGGCTAAATTGTCAGCCAATAAGCAAGGCCCAGAATGGAATGCACTGGCCTATCAAGCTTATGTGGAACACGCCCGACGGCATAAGTTCTTTACCACCGAAGATGTGCGTAAAGCTGCCAAAAACGTCCCTGCGGCCACCAACAACAGCGCATGGGGTTATATTGCAAAGTCAGCCAGCAAGAACGGCATTATGGTTGAGTTTGAAGTTATGCGCTCCAAAAGCCTGTCCACGCACGGGCGGCACATCATCATTTGGCAATCGACGTTGCTGTCATGATGTTACCGCGCAAGATACCAAAAGAGGCAAAGCGCCAAAGCCGATGGAAGTCGCCAGCGCATTGCAATTTTGTCAGGGGACACGCCTGTTCCATATGCGATAGCATGACGGCAATCGAAGTTGCCCACATACGCTACGGCAGCGGCACTGGCATGGGGCAAAAGCCGCACGATTGGTTTACCGTCAGTCTGTGCAAGCAATGCCACACGAACCAGCACAGCGTTGGTGAGCGCACATTCTGGGCAACGTATAACATCAACCCGTTTGCATTGGCTGAAGCGTTTGCAAAGGCCAGCCCGAAAGCGGCTGAAATAGCTGCGAAGAAGCGGGAGTTGGGTTTATGACGCAGACAGTTATTTTACGGGGCCAGTTGCAACGTGAATTGGCAAAGCAGTTAATTGATAAAGCGCCCGTCGATGGCGTTGTGGCAATCAGCGCAGCCAAGCGGTCAGATGACCAGAACGCAAAGATGTGGGCCATGCTATCGGATATAAGCCGCGCAAAGCCAGATGGCAGGGCGCATATACCAGAAGTGTGGAAGTGCATCTTTATGGCAGCACTAGGCCACGAAGTGAAATTTGAGACTGGTTTGGATAACCAACCCTTTCCAATAGGGTTTAAGACATCAAAGCTAACCAAGGCCCAGATGTCCGACCTGATAGAATTTATCTACGCATACGGCGCAAAGAACAACGTAAAATGGAGTGAAAAATATGAGTGAACCAAACAATGACCAGCTTCGTCTTTTTATCGAACGCATTGAACGATTGAACGAAGAAAAAAAGGGCATCAACGATGACATCCGCGATGTTTACAATGAAGCCAAATCACAGGGATATGATACCAAAATTATGCGGCCCGTTATTCGTCTTCGCGCAATGGCAGACCATGACCGCCAAGAATATCAAGCATTGCTCGACACATATATGTCCGCCCTTGGTCTTTGAAAGGAAGCATCATGTCATCATTAAATAAAGTAAGTTTGCTGGGTTCGCTTGGCGCTGACCCAGAAATAAAATCGTTTCAGAATGGTGGGCGCGTTTGCAATCTGCGGCTGGCAACATCAGAACGCTGGAAAGACAAAAGCACTGGCGAACAGAAAGAAACGACCGAATGGCACAGCGTGTCCATCTTTAGCGATGGCTTGGTCGGCGTGGCAGAACGCTATCTGACCAAGGGCAGCAAGGTCTATATCGAAGGCCAGCTAAAGACCCGCAAATGGCAGGACGCCAGCGGCAATGATAAATACAGCACGGAAATTGTGTTGAACGGCCCGAAGGCGGCGCTGATTTTGCTTGGCAGCAAGGGTGAGGCAAAGCCACTGGATGCGTCTGTTGACCCATCAAGGGGTGAGCATAACACTTGGGATAATGACCTCGACGATGATGTGCCATTTTAAGGAGCAAAACGATGACGCAAATTTCAATCAAGGATGTGGTTGAGCAATGCAGGATTTATGCTTGCGATAAAAAGGTGGCGCAAATCCTGAAATGCCCTGTCAGCTTGGTCGAAGCCTGTCGGCCCATGATTTACAGTCGTGGGCAGCAGCGCATGGATTTGAGCATCGACAAGGAAACGGGAAAGCATTGCCAAGCAACGCACCGCTACAGAACCGATACCGAAGCCACAAAAATATCGACGCAAAAACTGCTTATCAAGCAACTGGAAACGGGGCATCATTGGCTGACAAACGAAAGATTTTTCAACGTCGTTTCAAAGCTGAACCCCGAACTTGGCTTGCTTTGATAAAATAATTGAAAAAAGTGCTTTACATATAATTAACGTCTTTTTATAACGGGGCATCAACACGGGGTGATGCCCCGCCAAGACGGAGAGCAACATGGAATACCAAATTGGACAAAAGGTCTGGGTTCGCAATAGCTGGCAGGACGCTGATTGCTGGACATCTGGTGTGGTCACAAAAATTACTGCCAAGAGAATTAAAGTTGACAGCGACATTCGGGGCGAAGGTTTTTACAGCCCACAGAACGTCAAAAAGCCCAGCTAAAACCTGGGATTTTGACCAATTTAACCAAGGGGCATAGCCCCACCATTTAGGGAGTTTTGATTATGACCATTCGTGAAATTATCCAATCGCAGCCATTAAGCGAAATCATCAGCGGCATTGCGTTGGCAATCGTCCTGCCCATCCTGTTTGTCGCATTGATGGTGGTGCTGCCATGAAAAAATCTCTTACAGTTGAAGAACGCCGTGAGTTTTATAAGAATGTTACTGAAACCCTGTGGGAGCGCATAAAAAGAGAAGGCTTAGATGCTGACGTAGATGTTCCACATCCCGACGATTACGATGGTGGACGCTTTGATTTTTACACAACACGGGGAATTTCAAAATGACGCACCCAAACACGACTTCTAAATTGACCATACGCACTGCTGCCCCAATCGGCTTACGGCATCGCGTCAGTCCTCAATCAGCATGGCCTTTACGAAATTCAGAGGGTTTGACCTTTGCAGAAGCCAAGCGCCGCCGTGAACAGGAGCAAAGCAAATGATAAGTGAAGAAATCACATTTTTAGATAAGCTACGTTCCGCATGGCGGGTGGTTATTGATGGCGAAGGTGGTCGCTGCCCATGCTGCGATAGATGGGGCAAAGTTTACCCGCGCAGCCTTAATGAAACAATGGCACAGTCAATGATTTGGTTAGCGAAGCAAAGTGCTAATGGGGATTGGGTTGATATACCACAGCGGGGGCCACGTTGGTTGGTTAGGTCTAATCAATTGCCGACATTGCGCTGGTGGGGCTTAGTGGAACGCCTTGACACGGAAGACAAGACAAAGAAGCATTCTGGCTTTTGGAGAGCAACCGAAAAAGGCATTTTGTTTGCACAGAACCGTTTGCAAGTCCCAAAAAAAGTCTACACATACAATGCTGAAGTCGAAGGTTTCAGCGAAGAATTGGTGACAATACAAGATTGTGTCGATTTTTTTGATTACAGTTCTGTCATGGAAATAAGAGGCATGGAACAATGACCGACGAAGAAATCAGACAGACCGCACGGGAAATCTGCGCCCTGCAAGCGTGGAAAGACGATAGTGATGCGTCACAGAATTACCTTAATGGTAATTACGACCACACCATCTGGATGCGTCTGGTCGAGCAAGGCATCCACAAGGGTATCGAGATTGGGAGGTCGCTGTGACCCTGCGCCAATTCCTGCAAGATAATTTCGGCTGGGATATTTACGACTGGGCCGACGATGAGATTAGATTTTAAGGAGCAAGCAAATGGAACAAGATTTAGATTTAAAAGATAGGCTCGATGAATTTTGCGCCGATTTTAACATACCAGATGCACACTATGGCAGCCTAAGACTGCTTTCGGGCATGGCCTATGTTCTGGGGCTTGAACTTGAAGTGCGAATAACACCACGCAAAGAGCAAGCAAATGACCGCCGATAACTGGCTTTTCCTGTTGGTCATATCAGTCTGGATATTGACCGCATATCTGATTGCAACCGCGCCTGATATTACAGAGCAAGAGCGCAAAGAAATGGAGGATGAATGGTGGACGTAGACGAAAGCACAATCGCTTTGATGAAGGCGGCAAATATCAGCTTGAACAAAGCTGTGGCAATCATTGCCAATTTAGAAGCTGGCGGCTTTGCGATTTATAAGAAAAAGGTTTTCCGCAATGGCAGACGGCCAGTTTCGTCAGTCTCAATGACCGAAGCACTGAAAGCAGAAATTGTGGAATTTTACAGGCTGAACCCGACGGTTACGCAATCAAAAATTGCAGCAATGTTTAACGTCAATGCTGGGCGCGTTGCCGAAGCACTGTCAGGCAATAAATAAATGCCGTTAAAGGAATTGGGCCACTCCCCAACGAGCGGCCCACACCTTATTTATCCGCCAATGATTTGCGACAGGCCAGCAGCAGCGGCAGCGACAAACGCCAGCGCAGCGGCAACAGTTGCCTTCCAGCCCAGCTTCTTTTCAGAAGCATCGACCATAGGCAAAAGATTGCCAGTGGCTTTCTTGATGATGGCTTTTTCGGCTTCCTTCTTCAAAGCCTTCCCAGCTTCTTTCTTCAGCTTGCTTTTAATATCCATGTTCAGTCTCCTATAACCAAGAAGCGTATTTCTTGGTCTTCAGTTTGCGGTCATCAAGGCCATGTGTTCCGCCATTGATGCGCTTTGTAAGGGCAAGGATTGCAGCATCATTGATGCCTTGGTCGCAGATGCCCCACAACTTATTGCGGTCAAAGAACCATAGCGCACTTTCGATTGCCAGTTCGCCAGCCACAAGGTCAGGATTGTCCATAACGTCAGGGCGTCCGATATAATCGGAAAACGCCTTGAAATTGTCATGGCCCGTCAATTGCAAAAATCCGCGACCGCGAAATTTGAAACCCATGCCGCTGCTTTCAGGGCCATTGCCCATGCGGTTGGCATATACACGGTTTGCAATCTTGGCGGGTTGACGCTCATAGGCTTTTGCTAAAGCGTCTGTTGGAAAATACTTCCCAAAGATACCACGCAAGCCTTTCGCGCCATAGTTAAGGTTTTCACTGGTGGCTTTCCAGTTGCCGCTTTCATGGGCGCACTGCGCGAAGAAATGCGCCGCACGATTGTTGTTCAGCTTATAATAAGCAGCCGCAGCTTTCAGCGTTGCGGGGCCAAAAGCCCCATCAGCAGGAATACCGATTTTTTCCTGTAGTTTTATTAGGCTCATTTCCCTGCACTCCGCCAATCTGGAAAGTCGTTTTCGTCAACTACGCCATCGCCATTGGCATCATAGCGCAAATCATTGCGATACTTTTCCCAAGGTTCAAGTTCGTCATCGTCATCGTCATCTGGTTCATCAATAAACACAGTTGCCGCAGGGTCATCATAACGTGGCGCTGGTGCAACCATGTCAGGTGTAAGCGGCAGCGGGTCTGGTTGAGGCGCTACAGGAACCGTAGGCTCTGGTTCTGGGTCGTTGCGGTCTTCTGGGGGTGGTGGGGCCAATTCGCCCTTCATGCCCATCAGAGTGGCGTAGGAGCCAGCCACAGCACCGACAACCGATGTCATGACGTATGACAGCAAGCCAAATACGTCTTTATTGTCGATAATTTCGTTCGATATGAATAGGCCAACAATCATCGCGCAAGTGATGGCAACAATGACAAACGCCATCGTTTTTGCAGCCAGCAGCAACGCTTTAATCCGTGCCTCTAATAATTTATCATCCATCCTTATTCCTTTCCTGCCAGCGGGTTTGCCAGCGTCTTTTGGATACGTTCTTTCGTTTCAGCTTCCAGTTCCTTGATGCGGCGCTGTTGCTCTTGGTCTTGCTGGCGCAACTGGTCAATGACCGCACGTTGCATCGCCATGTTCTGTGCATCGCTACTACGAACGCTGCTGCTTACAGCGTCAACCGTCTGGCGTGTTGCGCCGACACTGCTTGATATGCTGCCCGTCAAATAGTTCAGCGCCTCACTGTTGCCCTTGGTCAGACGTTCAACGCTTGTTACACGTTCGTCAAGCACCGAAATGCGCCCTTCAATACCAGAAAGGTCAGGCGGCACATAAGCAGCGGTCACTTCTTTCATGGTCAAGAATTGCTGATACACTTGGAAACCAGCCCACAGGCCACCAAGGATTGTCGAAAAAGCCGCAAAGATAATAGCAATCTTGCCGCTGCTTAGGCCACCGATGTTGAAGCTAAAGCCGCTTTCGTCAAAGGATACCTTGGGTTCTTCTTTTTCATCATTTGTATTGGGCATCAACAATCTCCCGCCACTTGGCGTCATTAGTTTGGTTCATCCGATACATTTCAAAGTCAGCGTCACGCAGCCTTCTGTTGCGGTATATATCACGCACGGCATAAAAGTCAGCCCTGTCGGATAATGTCGCTTGTCGGTAGGCGTTAAACGCAGGAACCGAACCCATTTCTTCGATAGTTTCCGATTGGCCTTCTGCCATTTCGCTTTCTGACTTTTCAGATGTTGTGCTTGCTACAACTGGCGCAGCAGCGGTTTGACCGCCTACATTGTTCAAAATTTCAAATGTGTTTGTCATCGACATAGGGCTACCCGCCGAAATAGCTGTATCAAGCGGCGATGAACCCGCGCCAAAACCACCGCCGCTACTACCGACAGCGGAATTGCTTGACCCAAAATCAACGCGCATTTGGAAGCTACCAAAACTTTGTGACGATTGTGCGCTGTTTTCAAACGCCGATGCTTGGCTGACCTGTGCGGCTTCTTCAAAGAATGCCGACTGCATACCCTGTCCGCTTTCTTCGAGCGCCGTAGCAAGCTGATTTGATGCTTCCTGCTCTAATTCACCGCCAGATACGTCTTGGCCCCCTATGGCGTTTTCTGCGCCTTCCAATTCAAGTGCCGCCAAGGTTTCGGACGCCAAGGTTTCTTTGTCCGCATTATCATCTTCTGGGCCTTGTGCGGCCAATGCAGCCAGTTCGTCTGGCGATAGCCGTTCTTCGTCAGGGCCAAGGTCTTCCAAATCCTGTTCCGCTACCAGTTCTTCAATAGCGTCATCTTCGACAGCTTCTTCGGCAGCGGCTTCTTCAGCTTCGGCGGCTGCGTCGGCTTCAAGCGATGCTTCGGCAGTTTCCAACGCCTCCTGCGCTTCCTCAATGACCAGTTCAATATCGGCCACATCTTCCATCTGCACTTCTTGTTGCGCTTCTTCTATCGCGGCTTGCTCGACAGAAGCCACGGCAGCATCCAATGCGCTTTCCGTCGGGTCAGGTGCGCCAACATCAATGGCTATTGATACTGGTGGGCAAGATGGGTGCATGGGCGTTGCATTACAATCTATCGCCACTTCGTCAGGGATTGGCGAACCATAGGTTAAAAGGCCCGATTGGTTTTGCAGGAATTGCGGATTGCGCCCGTAAAAAAGCGGCACGTTGTCACCAGCTTCGGGGCCAGTGATGCCAGCCGTAAAGTCACGCCAGCCAGATGCAGTCAAAGACCCGTAGTTGAATTGGATATTGCCGTTTTCAAACAACCCAATTTCAAACGTGTTGAGATTGTTTGTGCCGTATTCTTGGGTTCCATACCAGCCAAACAGTGCAGACCCTTCGTCCAAGCGATAAAATGGGTTGCCAGTGAAGCTGATTAGGTCTGACCAATATGCGTAAATCGTGTTGCGCTGCGCCTGTTCAATAGGCTGACCATTGCAGCACAGGTTTGCCGCGCTTTCAAACGACACAAAGCCGTTGCTCGACACCCAAACGTCGGTGAAGGTCTGGCCCCAATACTCAAATTCAAAGCCAAGGCTGACGCGCCGTGTGTTATCGTCGCCAAGGTTCAGGGGCGTCATTGTTGTGGGAGCGCCGTTTATCTGTGGCGGCAAAAGTGTAGGGTCGTATGTTTGGGCAGCAACAGATGTGCTGACCAGCAATGCGGCCAATAAAGAGATTAGACGCTTAGTCTGCGTCGGGGCGGCGGTCAGCATTTTCTTCCCATGCCGCTGTTGCAGCTTCACCGATTGCGCCCATGAACGGGCAAGGTGTGCCAGCCATTTCCATTGCCCTAAAAACACGGGTGTCTTGGCATAGAAGGCTCACAGCAGCCACGCGCATACCCATATCGTAAAGCGTCTTGGATAGCTTCATGCGTTCGCAGTTTTGGTCGCGCACTGTGCGGCCAGCCGACAAGCCGATGATTTGCGTTTGCACAGCGCCCGATTGTCCCGTGGTGCAAAGGTCTTGGCTGTATGACATCATCGACGGGGCGATGGCGCTGGGTGGTGGCGATTTGATGTTCTGGTCGATTATCTGACGATTGACGCTTTCGCTGTAGCTTTTGCTGTCGCTGACGTTGACGTTGTTGTTTTGGTTGACGTTGTTGTTGTTGCTGTTCGTCGTTTGGTTAATCGTGCTGGTGTCGTTGTTTGTGTTGTTGGTGTTCACGGTGCTGTTGTTATTGCTGTTGACCGTCTGATTGACCGTGCTGTTGCTAACGTCCGTGTTGAAATTGCGGTTTGTGGCGTCAGATGTGTTGACGTTCGTATTCTGGTTGATGTTCGTCATTGTGCCAGAATTGATGTTGGTGTTCTGGTTGATATTGGTCATCGTGCCAGAATTTTGGTTGATGTTGGTGTTCGTTGACGAACTTACATTGTTGTTGTTGTTCGTGTTCAGCGAAGTGCTTGTGCTGGCGTTCACGTTGTTGTTCGTGTTGACCGATGTGCTGGTGCTTGCGCTGGTGTTGAAATTGTTATTGGTGTTGGTATTTACCGAAGTGCTGGCAGATACGTTGTTGTTGTTATTCGTGTTCGTCGATGTGCTGGTCGAAGTGTTGTTATTGTTGTTTGTGTTCGTGCTGGTGGTCGTGTTGGTGTTGTCAGATGTGCTGGTCGTGGTCGTGTTATAGATGTATTCCGTAGGCGCTACGGATACAGTTTGTGCCAGCACCACCGATGATGATGCAGCCAGCGCGATAAAACCAAACACAAATTTCTTCATGGTCTGTCAGCCTTATTATCCAATTTGTCTTCAATGCGGCGAAGGTGCATCATTACTTCGTCAAACTTTTTGTCGATGGCCTGAAATTTCTCATCGCCAAAGCCAAGCCGCGCTTCAAGGAGCGTCAGCTTATTGGTCAAGTTGACCCATACGGTTATCAGCGCCCCAATGAAGCTAAGGGCGGTTATAACAAAGCCAAGGATGGTGAAAAGGGTGTTGGTGTCCATTAGTTATTACCTGTCGCTATAAGTAGAACTTGATAATAACGGGTAACACCGCCAGCCACCGCAGTTACATTAAAGACTGTTGTTCTATATTGAAATTCTGTATCAAGATTAAATGTGATGCTGAATGCCGAACCACCACTGGCAACACTGGCAAAGCCAAATGTGCTTCCACTTTTTGTCCAAGTCCATGTAGCAGCTTCGCTACAATCTATTGTAATGCTGGCGCTAAATGTGTCTTCGCTTTCCAGCAAAACAGGTGCGCCAGAAGTTGTGCCGCCATCAGGCGTAAACGTCACCGCGCTTTTGCCGCGCAAGTTATCCATGGAAATTGCACCAGACGGAACACCAGCCAAGGTGCGGACGGCACTTTCACCAAGCGAAATTGTCGCGGTAGCGGAGCGGCCAAGTTCCGTGTTGACCTGTGACATGGATATAGTTCCAGTGGGCAATGTCATGGTTATGCAGTCCCGTATGCAGTGACGTTATCAATGGCGGTAAACGCACCCGCGCTGCTTAACTTGGCAATGGTCGTGCCGTTGTATTTAAACAACAGGTCAGTGCCGCTTTGCTCGACAGTAAAGTTTGCAGCCACCAGCTTTGTTGCGTTCGTTGCGTTCGTTGCGTTTGTCGCGTTCGTGGCATTTGTCGCATTGGTGGCATTCGTAGCATTGGTGGCTGTCGTTGCCGTGGTTGCGCTTGTGGCTGTCGTGGCAGTGGTCGCACTGGTTGCTGTCGCAGCGTTCCCAGTGATGTTAATACCCCAAGTGCCAGATGCACCCGTGCCATCCGCTTTAGGAGCGCCTACAGTGCTGTAATCAACAGTCCGTGCAGCCGAACCATTGAAGGTAGCGCCAGAAGAAGCACCACCCGTGTTGGCAAACGTCACGGCATTAGTGACAGACCCAGCCGTTGTCGCAGAGCCAGCCGTTGTAGCGGATGTTGCAGTTGTTGCGCTGGTGGCAGTCGTTGCACTTGTTGCTGTGGTTGCCGTGGTCGCACTGGTCGCCGTTGCAGCATTACCAGATATACTGATAGCCCAAGTGCCAGTTGCGTTTGCGCCGCTTACTGAAGGTGCGCCAATGGTGTTATAGCTAATCGTTCGTGCAGCAGAACCGTTAAACGAACCACCAGCCGCAACGCCATCGCCGCCGCTGCTAAAAGTTACAGCCGCAGCGGTAGCCGTAGCCGTGGACGCAGTTGTTGCAGTTGTCGCGGTTGTCGCCGTTGCAGCATTACCAGTTACGTTGATATTCCAAGTGCCGCTTGCGCCGCCGCCAGTTAGTGAAGGAACACCAAGGTTGGTTCGCGCACCAGCGGCATCAGATGCGCCAGTGCCGCCATTGGGAACCGTAAGGTCAGCGCCACTCCATTGGTCGTTATTGATGGCGCTTAAAACAGCCAGCGAACCAAGGCCAAGAGCAGTTCGTGCGCCAGATGCACTGTTCGCACCAGTGCCGCCATTAACAACCGCGACGATGCCGCTGACGTTATTTGCAACGACGTTCCAGTTCCCGCTGGCGTTTGTGCCATCAGCGCGTGACAATGCGCGTCCGCCAACAGTCGCGCCGTCATGAACGTGGATTGTATCGGTGGTGGTGTTGACCGTTATTTCGCCTTCGACGCCAGTAAAACTTGCGTGTTGGGTTGTCGTGCCGCGACGAATTTTTACTTGCTTACTCATGCGATAAAACCCCAGTCATCAGTTTCGGTGTATACTATATCAATTTCCGACCAATCTTCATAGCCGCTTGAAAAGACAGCAACGTAATCAGCCAAGCCTTGCAGCGATAATGAAAATGCCCGTGCGCTGCCGTAAAATGACAGAGCCTTGCTTTCAAAAGCGCCTTGTCCATCGTTACGCAATGGGCTTGGATTTACTGTCGGAATGATTGGGCGCGTCGGGTCAACGATGCTTGGGTTGGCAATATCAGTTTCGCCATCAATCCAAGCTGCAACGGTGTTTGCGTCCGATATAAACGGATTGAAGGTCGCCAGCATATCATCAATGGCATCTGCCAAGCCTTGACCAAGCAGCGGCGGGTTGGTTGGTGTTTCACTAATAAAGTTCGTCACAGATACAGGCGATGAACCGCTAATAGGGCCAAGGTTGCCCCAATCATTTGGGTTAAACTTGCCAGCGTTTAATGTGGACGCAACGCTATTGCACTGCGTTGCAAAGCCAGCTTGCGCGTCAAGAAACGCAAGGCTTTCGGTGATGAAATTGCTGGGGTCGCCTAATCGTGAAGGCGATGCTGGCATTGCTGAAATTGTTGTAACGGCCATTAAATCAACCCTTCAACAGACAAAGAGCATTCCGATATTGTCGGGCCTGATAGCACAATCGAGAAGTCGCGGTAATAGCCTAAAACAATCGTTTCACTTCTGTTTTCGTCACCGATGTAAACAACGGGCGTGGTGCGAACAGATGCCAGAAAGCGGGTGAACGCGCTGACATCGCTGGTTTCAACAGTTACGTCATAATCAGCACGTTTGCTGTAAGCGCGTGGCGTAATCGTGACGTTGCCAAAGTCATCAATGGTCTTGACCGAATAATCTTTGATGCCGACAGATGTGCCGAAATTGGTCACAGCCAGCGCAGACTTTTGACCGATAATAAGTTCACCACATGAAGCTGTGCCAGCGCCAGCGTCGATGATAAGCTGGAAAGATGCGCCTGAATAATTCGGAATATCCAAAAACGCCACTTCAGATGCGCCCGTTTCGGTTATCGGCGCGAAAAAATAATTAAAGTAGCCGTCTATGGCGCTGTAGTCGGCAAGGCTTATGGTTTGGTCGTAAACAGTCGTGCCGCCAGATGATTTGACAATAAGCCGTGCGCTTGAACCATCGACGTTAAACAGCACAACGGAATTGCACACTGTCGCAGGGGTGATTTTAATATCAATCGTGCCGCTGTTTTGTGTGCCAGAGCCTACCGATATATCAAACATCTTGAAGCGGTTTGTCGCGCTAACGAAAATCCATGTTGGCGAAATAGCAGCCGCGCCGACATCAGGGCGGTCAGCCGTTGATGTAGCAACCACTTCATAAATCTTGTGGTCATATATACGGCGGGTTCCAATCGTATATGTGCCAGCAGTCCATGCGGGATAATCCGTTTCCGCTACGTTGCTTGTTGTCAGATTGGTTTCCGTAACATCAACGGGCTTAATAATAATCACTTGCGTCCTCCCGAATGTCAGGCAACCCGTCACCATCCCACCTGTCCATCAATTCATAGGATTTGCCAGTGTTCTTGGCGACTTGATACAGCACGTTATACATCTCATTTCGCATATTGGCTATGCCGTCGGCAGTATCTGCGCTGTTGCTTGCCAAGCCAGTTTGGTTGCCGTCAAAGACCAACCCTGCGCCCGTGGTGGCAATTTCTGCACTGTTTGCTGCTTGCGCCCCAAGTGTTTCACTAAGGCTTGCTGACAGCCACGCACGGATACGGGCAACTTCAAGCGCAGACGTTGCCGAACCAAGTGTCGCTTCTTCAATCGAACGGCTAAGTTCTGGCAGCTTACCAAGTGCATCCAGATTGCCTGTTCGTGCCTGTGCGGTCAGCGTGGCAAACTGCGCCTTCAGCAATACTGACGATGACGATGCGTTAATGCCACGCAGACGATTGATTTCGTCCACAACTGTTTGGCTGACGCTTGCCAGTGTTTCGGCGTATTTCTGCATTGCTTGTGCAGCGTCTTCGGCGGCTTTTTCTTGTATCTTGGCGGCGTCTTCAGCGGCCTTGGCAGCGGCGGCATCTGCTTCTGCCTTGGCTTGCGCGGCCCAGATTTGCTGCTTCAGTCCAACAAGGGTAGCGTCAATAGTTTCAAGTTCAATCGCCCGACGCGCAGCAAGCGCCTCAACAGCAAAACCCTGTGCGTCAAGCAATTCGATTTCGAGCAAACGGCGCTCTTTTGCGACAGCCAAGATTTGTTCAGCAGCCCGTGACTGTTCTTCAGCAGCAGCCCGTGCAGCTTCAGCGGCAGCATCATTTGCAGCCTTGGCATCTTGGGCAGCGTAAATCTGCAACTGCAATCCACGCAAGCTTGCGTCGATGGTTTCCAGTTCAACAGCGCGACGGGCAGCGAGTGCTTCAACCGCGAAGCCCTGTGCTTCCAGTAGGTCGATTTCCATAGAACGACGTTCACGGGAAAGGGCCAAGGTTTGTTCAGCCAGCCTTTCTTGTTCCGCAGCCATTGTTCTGGCAGCTTCTGCCGCTGCATTGCTTGCGTTTTTGGCATCTTCAGCCGCATAAATCTGAAGTTGCAAGCCGCGCAATGTTTCATCAAGCGCCGCCAATTCCAATTCGCGCCGCGCAGCCAATGCTTCGGATGATTTGCCCAGTGCTTCAAGCAACTGTATTTCAAGTTCGACCCTGTTTCTTTGCAAGTCAGCAGCAGCCTTTGCCACTTCCGCCGCAGCACTGGCGGCAGCGTTCATTGCATCGTTTGCAGCCTTAGCGTCTTCAGCAGCCCAAATTTGCTTCTGCAAGCCACGCAATGTTTCATCCATTGCTTCCAATTCAAGCTGACGCCTTGCGACCAGCGCGTCGGTTGCAAAGCCCTGCGCTTCAAGAAGGTCGATTTCAAGCATACGCCTATCTCTGGCTAATGCCAAAGCCGCTTCAGCCAATACAGCCGCTTCTTCAGCAGCCTTTTCCTGTGCGTCGGCCAATGCCTGTGTCGCCTTTGCAGCGTCTTGGGCGGTATACACTTGCTCTTGCAACCCACGAAGGCTTGCATCCATGCTTTCAAGTTCAAGCGCACGTTGTGCAGCCAAAGCGCCAGCAGCATTGCCCTGCGCTTCCATTAGTTCAATTTCTAATTCACGGCGCGGCCTATTAGCTTCAAATATCGCTTTGGCTTGCTTGATGGCATACAGTTCTTCAAGCTTGGCATAATCAGCGGCGGACGCGCCAGCTTCGCCAAAAATGACCTTCAGCTTTTCCATTTCGACGGAAAGTTCATCAAGGCTTGATTGCAGCGGGTCGCTTTGGCTTTTCAGGTCTTTGAACACTTGGTCGAACTTCAGTGCCTTCTGCACTTGCCCATTCAAGTCGTTGCCAGCGCGAATGAGCGTTTGCGCCCCTGCGCTGATACCTGTGACGATGCCTTGTTGGATTGCCAGTTGCGTGACGTATGCAACAGCCGCCGCTTCGTCTGTGCCAAAATTCTTAACGCCCGAACCCTTAGTGCGGCCAGCGCCAGTTGGGTCAACAACGTAATCCTTTTTACGCATACCAAGGCTGACCTTGACGTTACCACCCAATGTGCCGCCAAGTTGTTCTGCAACGCTGCCCAAGCCTTTTAATAGGCCATTCGCCATATTGTCAGCGATACCCTTTAGCTGTGCGCTATTGCCCGTCAAAGTGCGCTGCATAGCGCCGCCAGCAATCTGGGTAAGCGTTACGCTGCCCGTTTTGGTTTTGGTCAACAAGCCACCAACAAGACCGCCAAGCAAGCCACCAGCAATTGAACCCAGCGGCCCAGCAAGAGAGCCAAGCGCCTTTCCAAATACCTTGCCGCCAATGTCCTGCAATCCCTTGGTCAAAAACTCCTTGCCAAGCGCACCACCAACAGCGCCACCAACAGCACCACCAGCGCCGCCGCCAACCATCTGACCAATTCGAGCATTGGCAAGAACGGTGGGAAGTGAAGTAAGAAATCCGCTAAAGGTGTCTTGCAAATCCTTCGGCAAATCGTCGAAAATCGTCTTCAGGTCTTTTTTCAAATCTGGGGCAACGATGTTTATTTCTTTGCCAAGGTTAGCCAAGAATGAACCCGCGCCGCCAAAAAGTTCGTCGGTCAGGTCAATCAGGCCAGCAATCGTT